CTGGCTAAGGGGTCTGGTGCACCGGTCGGCAAGCCACCAAGCTTGCTAACTTTAGTCGGACCCTGTCTTTGCTTTTTAAGTAGAAATACTTGGAAGCTAAGGTCAGGTGCGTTCTCTTTAGCAGACAAGAACTCTGTGAAGAGTTCTACACTGTTAAGAAGAACTGTTGCCTCCTGTTTGAGTCTCTTCTGGTATTGAGGATACAAGTCCTTAATATCAGGGAGATTAACAGAGGGCAGCTCCGCCTCAAGACCTTGCTGAGCAAGTGCTGTCCAGTACTTGCCCAAGGCCCTATGAGCACGACGTGTTCCTTCAATTGCTTGAAGCCACGCCTTGTTTACAGGGTGTAGGTCTTGGTGCCCAGTGTCCAGTCCTGGAAACTCTGGAGAGTTTTGCTTTAGAAATCTCCTTTTGGCATTCTCAGATCCGAAAGGATCTTGAGAACCACCTTTGGGAGATAACCGAAGCATCTCTTCAGAATACCGCTTGACTAGATAGTTATATCTAGTGATGGTACTACAGAGAAGCCAATCTTTCCAGAGATTAGCTCCTTGAAGGTTGACCTTACCTACTTGGTTAAGTAGGAGGCCAAGCCCATCCGATTCCCGTGAGGGAATTGCAAGAAGTATTCGGGCCTTTTGAGCTATTGTCTTCGGATAAAACCGATCACAATAACTCATTAGGCCAGACTGGACGGAGTCTGAAGTGGCGAACAACCCAAAACTATGGGCTGCAAGCCTCTCCTTTAAAGCTATTATCAGACGAAAGTCTGATAAGGAACTTTTAAGGAGTTTCACCGGAATTGCTGAGATCTCCCGACCCTGGATGAAGAGTCTCTTCGCAAATTCTGCCACTTTGCCAGTGACAGATTTACTTAGAGAGATTTTCACTCCAAGGCGCTCCATAATACGTAAGTATTGTGAAGCTAAGGCCTCTGAGCGCAATACAATGTCGTCTCCGAGTAGTATATACTCGGGACGGCTGATTCCTGCCTGTTTTGCAGCAACCATCACCGCGAGGTGATGTGTCAGTGCAAACATAGGCCAGGAAGAGTATGCGCCCATCGGTTGACCAACAGAGTATTTTATTCCGGATTTATTCCGGAACACAAATTCTCTGCCAGTCATGAGATCTAGCCACGCATCCGCGTACTCAGCATTATCCGTTAGGCCTTCTAGTACAGCTCTTTGGAGCTGCGCTGGAAACCTATCGGTAGCCGCAGTCAAGTCGTAGGAGAACAGAGGTATGGTTTCCTCTGTCCACTTGCGCACTTGATCAGCAGCCTTGCCTTGATCAAAAGTCCCATCCCAAGGGATGGTTCTTAGGATTTTGGCAAGATGCTGGTGAAGCGGAAGGAGTGTACACTGAGAGAAGTAGTCAACCATCGCAAATATTCGGTCTTTGCCGCCAAGTTCTTGCTTGACGGATAGACGCGAATGATTTACTTTGGAAGGCAACTCATCCCAGTCTACCTCCTCTTGCAACTCTTCCCAGTACTCAAGGAAGTCTTCCGACTCCGAGAGTTCTAGGATCTTGTTAATCGCACCAATTAAATTTGGGGCGGTTTGCAAGGCTTTGAGTTCTAGTAAGGAAGTGAGCAATCGCTTCCCATTAGGCCCAAAGCGGGTTGTAAAGTGGTGGTTTACCGGCGAGAGCTCTCCCACGTCGAATTTCCATTTATCTGGAATTTCTTCGAGGAAGAGGTCCTCTAATTCAGAAGAGTACTCTTGATCTGGACCAGCAGTGATGCTGTCTAGATCCGGAATACCCGGGCAGCGGACTCCTCTCCAATATCCAAGCAGTGATAAAACTGCTTGGATCCCTTCTGGAGAAGTACAATACTTCTTCAGATACACTACAGCTCGGGGGAAACCCCTCACTGTAGCGATAAAGGGATAATTGGGAGGAACCTGTCCTAAAGACTGGTTTAAAACGATGTGGTATATTCTCTTCAACCGTAAGGTTGCTGAGCGTTTACCTTCGTTTCGAACCCATGAGTCATAGAGATCAAAGAATCTCTGCGATTCATGTTGGAGGTCGACTGATGTAGCAAGTTTAATCACTTGCACCAATGCTCTCCGAGTGGGTTTAACCTCCCCACCATGAGGGTATTGACGTTGGTTGACTTTCATAGTCCTTTATTTTGTTTTAAAGGGCTAACGGGCTCTCCCAAAACAGCCGTTCTGGTGCCTTGTAGCCAGAGCTGAGGGTCGTCATCGACCACTACCAAAACCCCTCACCAGGGTTTTGG